GATTTATTCATGTTATAATATTCAGTTAAATTATATTTAGAAATTAATTTATCTTTTGAGTAACTTTTTAAATTTTTTTTCATAAATACCTCTATCCATCATTCTTTGCAGGTAAGAGCATAACACCGCCAGTGCTTTCTACTTGCATCTTTTCAGTCTTTACTAAGCCTGTCCTATCTAATAATTCTTTTGCTGCCATCATCTTATCTTTGAGACCTAACTCGGTAGGGTCATATAGACCACCCACCATAGCCATTGCAGCTTTGGGTGCGTTCCTACTCATAAACAACTGTGTAGCTTCTAGTATCTCATCCTTTAATGATTTAACTATATCTGTAGTGCTAGAGCTTTCAGCGTATCCTGATAACTTCTTAGCCGCTACTACATCTCCACCTGCTTCATCAAATAAAACAGCTAAAAATTTTTGTTGTCTTTCAGTTAGTTCTCTGCTCATGCTGGTATTTCCTTAATCATTTGCTTGTCAACACGGTCTATGAGACGTTGTGCTCTGTTAGGTGTCTGACGATACCAATTACTGTCTTCCATCTCATCTGCCATCTTTGCCCAATCTAAGTCCTCTACTGCGGCAATCATATTTTTAAATTTGGATAGTCTTGGTCTACCTAATTGAAAACACATATTTGCTAATACGTGTTGTATATCATCAGGTAGGTTATCAAATTGAGAGAACAGTAAGTTACAATCTTTTATAGTTGTTTTAATGTCTCTCTCAAACCAGTCGTTTACTTGGTCATGTGGTACTTTAGTTCCTACAGGTTTATCATAGTATTCTTCATCCCACTCTGTAATAAGATGCCCTATTCCCCCTGTTAAATGCCCAAGTGAACAATGATATGTTTCGTATTTAATTCCTTCATCGTCTGCTAATTCGTCTTGTAGTCTCATTAAGTTCATTTTTTCCCCATTATCTTCATAGCTTGACCTGCACCTTTAATACCAAAGGATGCACTAATTGCTATAAATAAAAGATACTGATACCATTCAGGTAATGTATTTAATACTTCAAAGCCTACTCTTACGTATTCTGTCATGCTAGGTACGAAGACTAGTATAGCAGGTAATAGTAAAACAATCAAGGCAAATTCGTCTTTCCAGCTTCCATCTGTAGCATCTGCCATTGTCTTTTCCCATTCTACTTCTCCTGTTGCTACTTTCTCTGCAACAACTGCTTTAGCTTTTGCCTGTGCAACTTTAGCCTGACCATCAGCTTTAACCTTCTCAACCTTGCTGTTCATCCATGAACTAGCTAAGTTTGCTATAGGTCCTATGAGTGCTGTAAACATTATAGTCTCCTCTTACCTTCTTTTTCTTGTCTTTTTCTTAGAGCTTTCACGTGCTTGTTGAATAGATAGTTTCCTAGCTTCAGCAGCGGCTTCGCCAAGTTTAGATATAATACGTCTTTTCTCATCTAAATCTTGCCGTTTTTTTAGCAATCTTTTTGGGTTGTTTAGCCACTTGTCTACCTGCTCTACTTGCCTTGCGTTTAAGAGCCGAAGTGGCGGCATACTCTTTGTTAGAAAGAGCCTTAATTGCCGCTTCAGGTAGATAACGTTCACCGGTAGCTTTTGACCCTTGTGTACTAGGTTTACCACTCTTAGTTCTCCACTTTTGCCTTGTCCAATTTGCTAGTGATTTTTGTGGTGCTCTCATACGCTTCCTTAATTTGTTCTATTGTTCTGTAGCATCCTATGCAGATATTGTCTTGCAATTTACAAACACCTATACATGGTGTTAAAATCTGCCTGTCCATTTACCGACAATCCAAGCTAGTAATCCACCAAAGAATAATACGAATATCATAGCTATTCCATAACCCATGTATTCCATTAACTCTGCTTGACGTTTAGCTCTCATCTTTTCTTGATAACGTCTAGACTTTCTTGCTTCTGCTTGGAACTCTTGCCAATCCTGCCATAATCCGGGTCTACCTATATATATCATCATCTTCTTGAGTTCTTCTTCTTTTTCTTTTATCTGCTCAAGAGCCATGAACTCTTCTAGGTCAGAACCACCACCTTTAGATTTTTGTTTCTTCGCTTTCTTCTCTAACTGCTCCTTTGAGAATACAAAATCTGATATTTGTTTAGCACAACCTGTAAGTTCCTTTCCGTTGGATACGAAACTCTTTATTACACTAAAAGCTGCATTTGCTGCCGCGAGTTCTGCTAACATTATTTTTTCCTTCTTGGCTTACAATATGCTGTTATCTTTAGATTAGGTCCTTCCTGTTTTGGAATTGAAGGTTGATTATGTAGTCTTTCTGCAAAATACAAACATCTATCTATGTCTTCAAAGGTTTGTGTTTGGTCTACTACTCTTAATCCCATCATAAACACTAACACAAACTCAATCATTTATTATACAGGTACTCCTTGTACTTCTTCTTGTTCATCTGTTTCTTTATGACAATCACAGTTGCACTCTTCACAGTCACACTCGTAACATTCACAAGTTGCACATCTATTTTTTGTCATTCTCATGTTTCCTTTTTAATTGTTCTTTTGCTTTTTTGGCAAGGGCTGCTTGCTCTTTCTTCCCAGATACTTTGGCTCGTTGTTCAAGGACAGTAAGGATTTGTATTTTCCTCGCATACGGTTTATTAATCTTTTTAACTTTAGATATCGTAGCTTTAGCATCCGATACGGTAGCAAACTTAATGCTAACAGTGTCTTTGGGGTTTTCATCCGTATACAGCCTTCTATCTGAACCTTTAGGTTTTTTACCTGTACCTACTTTAGGGTCTGCTTTCTTTTTCTTCGCCATTAGCTTCTGTATCCACCACCTGCTTTTTTGTAGGCTGATGCAACCATCTGTGCTTTTCTTGCACTCCATTGACCGGGAGCACCTCCCTTACCACCTGCTTTGATTCTGTTGAATATGTTCTTACGCATGGTTGGTTTGGTATAGTTACCTGCAGCATTGACGGTGCTTCCTCCTTTGTTTAGTTTAAGTTTAGATAATGTCTTAGCCTGACCTGCATGAGCCTTACTTGCTTTACGCAGTTTACTTGCTACTTTTTTTATTGTCTTTTTTGCCTGTTGCTTTTTTAACATCTCTATCCTCATATAAGTTATTAAACGTAGTAAATGGGTCTAGGTAAGATTCGTGTGACTCTGCTGAATGTAACCATTGTGATGGTGCAAAGTCAGGTGCTCCTTCTCCTGTAACCCAGAGAGCAGGACTCGTAGCTCTTACTCTGTTATTTGGCAGTGCAACAATGTTGCCTGTCCACTTACCTGCATCCAACAAATACATTACGTGTGATTGTTTATGCTGTGCAGGGTCATCTGCTATGTCATGGTCTGTGTAGTCAACCGTAAACATATACTTAGCTGTATAGAACTCATTAGCTATTTTACATAACCACGGACTAGAACTTACTCTGTCCATTACTATGACACTATGGTTTCTTGATTCACAATCCCAAGGTTGACACAAGTGGTCTTCCATTGGTTCTGCCCATTCATCTACAGGTATATCGGCTACTAGTGCCTGTATGGGCATCCTTGCCCACATAGCACCACCGTGTACATTCTCTTCTTCTGTACAACCTGTGAAGACTACCTGAAAACTTAACGACCTATCAGGTATGGTATTAACTGCGAAAGCTAGTGCGTGTAGGTATTCACCGTGATAATTCATATGATTACAAGTGAACTCCTTACGTACCCAACATTTAAAATGTGGTACGTTACTTATAAGATAGGACATTACTTACGTCTAGCAGCTCCACCTTTAGCCATGTACTTAGTCTTTTTCATTCCACCTTTAGCCATGTACTTAGTTTTCTTTGTAGCACCACCAGCTTTCATTTTCATTTTCTTAGTTGGTGTGCCATAGCCACCCTTAGACATCATTTTAGATTTCTTTTTTGTATGCATCGCCATTGTTTTAGTTCTCCTTATGCAGTTCTATGAAGTTTACCAGCAGTCTTAGTTCTAGAATAACTTCTATTTTTACTTTGCCTAACGACTGCTAGATTCTTAGGTCTATTGTCTTTAGGGTTTCCATTCTTATGGGCAACATCTTTTTTGTCACCCTTCTTTACTAGACCCTTTTTCATAAGAAGTCTCCGTGCAGCATTACGACTAGCACGTTTCTTTTTCTCTTCCTCTTTCTTTTGGAAGTTTTTATACTCTTTGCCGTAGTTGCGTAGTACCATTACTTTTTGCTTTTCTTTTTCATCTTTTTAGCAGAGCCAATAGTAATTACAAGCATACCTTTGTTTGCTTTCTTAGGAGTACCACCTTTGTTCATGTACCCCATCTTATTACGTACAGGTGTTGGAAGCTTTTTTAGTCCTGTATTAGCTGATGGTACAGCTTTTAAAGAACCACCCACACTCATCTTTTTTGTTCTAGAGTTTAGATACTTTCTTAGTTTTTCTTGAGGACTACCTGTTAAACCTTTTAAATCTTCAGCAAACACGGCAGCCATTTTCTTACCATTCTTACTGTAATATAAAGACCCTGCCGCTTTTGCAGCAGCAATAGATGAGTATTTAGTGTAATCATCTTTAGAAGACTTAGTTGTTTTCTTATTCTTTTCTTTGTCTCCAGCTTTTACTTTATTAATTTTTTCATTTTCTTTAGCTTTTGCAGCCATCATTATGCTATCTTTAAAATTATCTTGCTTTTCTTTTGCTTTTTTATTTTTTAAAGTGTTACTACTAGCATCTGTCTTTTTAATTGTAACTTTATCTTTAATAACAGCACGATTATCTGTCTTTTTTAATGTGTTAGGATTAACACCGTGCACTTCCATATATTTTCTCTCAGCTTTAGTCATT